TCTCGCGTTTAGGCCTTGACAATTCAGATACCAACTCTGTTGCCATTTTCAGTGATGAAGGGATGCTAATCAGTCGCTCATGAGGGATCTGCTTTCCCTCAGAAACCGCCTTGAATGTGTCGTGGAACCTTTGACGAACAGCCCACCAAGTCTGAGCCTTGACGTTCTTGAACATGTCCTTATTTTTCTTGCCCTCAACGAATTTCCTGTCTGGATTAACAACTCCGCCACCGGCTGAGAATCCTTCGACACTGAGCCTGATGCCCTGGAACTGATCAAGCTTTGATAGCTCTCTGGTCTTACCCTTAACACCCGCGCCGACGCCCACTGAATCATACACCAGTCGATCCAGGTTATTATCAATCGAGTAGTTCCAGGCCTTCTTGGCAGTCTCGCTGGTGTCGCCCTCCGACCACTGGTCAATGTGAGTGATCACCTGGCCATACATGGCGATCAATGCATTTTTGTCTGAACCCTCGTCAGCAACATCGAGCCCGGCCCTCTTTTCCCCTACCGGTTCAAAGCCGAGTTTTATATGCGCGTCGATTGATGCCCTGACCCATTCAGCAGGAATGAATACGCCCTCTACAGCCGCCCCATAATCTCGATCAACTTCTTGGGCGAATACATGCCCAAGGCCCCCGTCCAGGGCTTTAGCTTTCCGCTTGTCATACCATTCTTGGGTTTTGGCTGGATGGTCGCGCCAATCCATAATGAAGTGCTTGACAGAATCAGACATTCGTTTTCGATGGAAAACCGTTCCCTCACCGCACACTGACGAGATATCAACCTGGACGTTTGTGTTGTCGCCAAGAGATGCCTCTATCAACTCAGGCCGTTCGTAATGAGCGGATTCATCCTTGAAGTAAATCGATGATCGGCCGCCTCTCCCGATATTGTCTCCCGCCTCACCAGTTATGGTTGATTCGTTAGCAGGGTTGATACACTTCATGTACGCCAGGTGGGTTTTCTCGTTAAACCCCTTTGGAATACAATACCAAGGAAGGCTCCTTATCAACATCCGGATCTTTTCGAATATAGAATCGGGGTCGCCAAGCTTATCAACCAGCTGTTCCTTTCGTGATCCCCACCCAATGGAAGATCCGTCCGTATAGAGCCACATCCAAACAGATATAGCGCTACAGACCCAGGTCGCCCCCATGTCACGAGACTTCTCAATCAGACCGTCGTCTTCGGTGACTATCAGGCCAAGAACAAATCCAACGAGATCGACCTGCTTCGGAAATGGGATGAACGGCATCCTGGCCGGTAATCCCTTCGCAGGGTTACGCGGGTCATAGGTGATGCAGCAGTCTCGAATAAACGCTACGCAGTCACCGCCATAATAAGATAAAGCTGTTTCATTGGGCGATGGCGTTGAGTTGATTATTTGCTGGACCTGCTTGCGCCTTTCGATCTCGGCGGGGAAGTCATACGGCCAATTCAGAGGACTATCCCGTGGTTCTCGTGGAACCCAAATAGTGATTCGGCTGATTTTCTGGCTGCACATGCTTCAAAGAAATCAGTGAACCTCCCTAAATGAATACTTTTTCCATCAACTTTTATTTTTGATCTGTATTTAGATGTGTGCTTGCACCAATATACTCCACAAACACCAACCACCCCCGGCGTAACCAGACCTCTATTTTTGCAGTTTTCCTGTCTTGTTACTTTTCTTAGATTACTCCATCGATTATCAGATCTGTCGTGATTGATATGATCAACCTCATCAGAAGGCATAGATCCCTCCATGTACAAAAAAGCGAGCCTATGGCAGAGGAATTTCTTTCGGCTTATAGATATGGATCTATACCCCTCTATATGCCTTCCGCCAGCAACAGAGCCCGCAAATGCTGCGTTCCAATTATTAGCGGAATGCTCTTGTGTTCTTTTATTTGTCTTATTGAAGTGCCAGCAGGGTCTAGTCAGCCATGTAAAGACTCCAGTGCCTGGGTTGTAGTCTAATGCTTCCATCAGAAAATTCTGCGTCATCATAACCATTGCTCCATGGTTGGCGCTCTTGAGGTTGTTACGCCAGCCCGATGAGCAATCGGATTTTCCCCCGCTAAAGGTAGGCGCTTAATAATTATAACTTGTTCGAGTCAGGACATCCCATTCTTTTTCAACAACTCCAGCGCCTGGTCCTTGGTCAGAGAGGCGTCTTCAGTTTTAATGGGTGATCCATCAGGGTCTCCGCCAACAGCCAGCCTGACCGCTGCGTTGTATCCCTCAAGGTCTGCAATCTGCTTCATGGATGCTTTCTGATCATGGATCTTGAATTTTATTCCGTCCTTCGATGCTGTTATCTCGCTGATAGCTGCCACCCCGGCCCCGCCCATCTCAGACGCCTCCTTAAGAGACCAGGTGGATTGCTTTACTTGCCCTCCATCAGGCAGATCAACAATCACATTTTCGTGGATATCAACCAGATCGGTGATCTCTGTTCGGGCATATCCAGTCAGGCGCTCAAGCATCTCAACCCGGGTCATTATCGACGGCGCTATCAGGTGAGCGTTGAAAGATTCAATGAAAGCCACAATGTTAGGATTGCATAGGATCTCTGATGCGCTTGCTCTTTGAGAATTATCGCCTTTAGCCTTACCCCCTCCCTGAATATAAGCATCGACATCACATAGCCCCTCAAGTGACTTGAGAGCGGTGTTCCGCTGAAGCTTGGTCTTGAGCTTACCGAATAGATCAAGCTGCTCCTGGCCAAGCTCAATGGCTCTTTCGTTGACGATTATCTTCATACGCAGCCCTAGCCTAGACTTGCACTTTCAAAGCGTTATAGAAGGCCTGTGCGTGGACGCCAGCCGTAATCTCACGCTCTATCTGCGCGGCGGCTGCCTCTAGCGCCATTTTAGCCTCCATTGGATCAGATGCCTGTTGCCTGGCGAGTTTAATCAGTAATTTTGCTGCTTCTAAAACAGCGTTCGTGTCGTATTCCTTAATCATAAGTCTCTAATTCCTGTCGCCGATGAGTATCTTCATATTTTCATCAGTATTTAGAGCTGCTTCTTGCTGGGCCGCCTGTTTTAACCTCAGGCTCATTAGGTTGTTTTGTCATCTTTGGCTTGCCTGTAAACGTGGTGTAGGGCTTAACTTGATTTTCATCAACCCACCAGGAGTCTAGTTTTATTTTGGCCGCCTGCTTAGGCTCAATAAACACCCTGGAACAGCCGTTTAGATACACTGCCCTGCCTGTTACCGTTCCCTCCATGCTTCTGACTGGATCAAATACAAGCTGTCCCATTTGCACGATCTGAACAGGCTCGCCGACCGGTTCCATTGCTCGCTTCTCGTCAGTGACTATGAGCTGCGGCTCATCGATCATCGTGCTATCTGGTATTTTGCCGTCTTCACCGACTCTTGGCTGAACGCAGTACCGGTCACAGCCATATATAAACGTGCATCTGTTTTCAGCGACGCCTACAAATCCTGTAACTCGATCTCTTACGACTGTTCCTAATTTAATTCTGCTCATTGGTCTTTCCTTCTGGTTTTTAGGGTTTTCATAAATCTCCAAACCGGTGAACGTAAACGCGATAGGCCGCGTCCATGATCCGAACCTTGCCGGTTGGGCTTATCCATCGGTCGTTCAGGGTGCTTACGGGGGTCTGTTCAATTCTTGCGAACTCAGTCAAAGAGACCCCGAGCTTGCCTCTGATGTACTTGGCCAGCGTGCGGGGTTCTGATTTTGCGGTTTCTCGAATATCTGCATTCATAGCCTGCAAATATACGGAATATCGCCTGCTAGGTCAATTCGCTATTTCAGCAGTCATTGAGATGCCGTGACGCTGCTGGCATTCCGCCAATGGGGGGCATGTGGAATGCCTCCTGACTGTAACGGTTTCTGTGGTGCCATCGCTGTAATGGTAGACCCACTGACGGATGTTGCGGTATTCGGTGAATTCTTCTTTGACCAGATATCTATTGCTTCGGTAAACAAGGGCTTTATCCCATTGATCAAGCATGTCGGTTGTCGTGCTCATACCCCTACACCCCATTCACTAAATCAGGATTTTCATGGATATTGCCGATTACTTCCAAATCATTCTTAAATAGATTTGAGATTGCTTCCTTTCGACTCTCGCCAAATTCAGCGTGTACCTCACCAGGCTCGTACAGAGGCCCATCTCTCGATACCATGGCTGTTCGTTTTGCCCAAGCACACCAACTGCCGTCTGAGGAATGCTTACTAATTCCACTCATAACGTACCAGCTATCGATCTTTTCGCTCTGTATCCAATCGTAACCGTTACTCATAATTCCTCCCAGTTCATGATCTTAGTCGCTGCCAGTGCTCACGCTTCGTCCGCATTACGTGCTTAAAAGTCAATCGAAAGATGGAGGATCAGCCCCCCGCTCAGATCAACCGAGGCGGCGGTCCCTTTAACCGGGAGCTCGATGGGCGCCGTTACGATGTCGGACCAGTCGAACCGCTGATTGGTTGTTTCCCACAGCGCCAGTACCGCTAACCCGCCGACGTGCGATGCCACGACCCCCGCGCCACCCTCTTCCAGTACGGACTTGGTGGCTTTAGCAATGGCGCCGTGACACCACTTGTTGGCTATGCTGCCGCGGTTGTACCAGTTACTGCATGGGTAGCTCTCCCCGAACCTGGGGCCGCTCATGGCCATAACCGTTCTGCTGTCCAAGCCCATGAATGTCGCCTCTGTGGGCATATCCCTACCCGCATAGACACCCGTGGCTGAGATTAAGGATAGCAGTGCACACCCCCATTTCATGTTCCCACCTCCCCTAAATGACGCCACGACCTTTAGTAGAATCGGGAATCTCGAACACGTGGAACACAAGCGAACCGCAGGCTGTCTGATAGGTGCCGATAAAGTTCTGAGCGGTCGCGCTCTGTGCTGGGTGTCCTGTTCCGAGAGTAAGGAATGTCCGGTGTACTTTCGGATGGGCTGCGTCTACGAGGCCCCACATACAAGGCTGTCCATTCTGGGTTTGAATCGAAAGGATTTCGGTCCCATCGGGCATGTCGATTCCGCAAAGGCCGTTTAACATAAGGGGGAATTTCCAGATTGTCTTCATAACCCGCATTTCCTATTCAAAGCCTTCTCGCAGAGCTTAATAAACTCAATCCCGCCTACGTGGCATAGGTCGGTATCTTCGGATAGCAGCGCCTCACTCACCAGATCGGCTAATACGTGGCTGACCGGCTGGTCTTCTCGGATACTCGTGGCAACGAGCGCGACTTTAAGCTCGGTCAGGTCAATCGTTGGCATGCCGGAAGTTGTCATTTCTACCCCTCCCGTCTGATCCATTTGCGGACATCAAGGTACAATCCATGAATACAGGCCACGCATGCAAATATTAGAAAAAAACCTACGCCAATTAAAATTAAGGAAATCATGGCGCTTAGAATAAAGCCAAACACATCGCCGAATTCAGTCATGCCACGAGTACCCCATTAAAAAAGTTTGCGATTCGCTTGCGGTAATTGGCCATCAATTCATCTGGCTGACGGCGCGGGATTTCATATAAATCAGCCCAGCTGTTCAACACCTCTTCATTGATCATCTTTCAATGCCTCCTGCAATTCACTCACTTGATCCATATCAGATGAACTATTCCAATGTGCCTGTACTGTCCGTCCAGCAGCCGCCCGCAACCGTTCAAGCTGCCCATGCAGCCTCGTGGCTTCCTCTTCTGCGGCCTGGGCTCGCTTGGCCAGAATGTCGTTCGCCAGGGCTGTCTGCTGGGCCTCATCGAACAGAGCCACCAGCTGTTCGGTCTCGCCCTGGGTGATCTTGCCTATATCCGATAGCACCACGTTTAAGGTGACGCGCTTTCGCGAATGGACCGACCTAGGGCCGCTTGATGCCTTGAAAACTTTGTAAACTAGCGGCTTCATTAAAACCACCTCTCTATCGTTGCGTGGGGATCTTTCACCCACCGGTTGAACCAGTAAAGAAGTATCCAGAAGATCAATGCCGGCGCCAGCACCCACAGGGATGACACGAAGGCCAGGTATGTGAACACAAGAGCCAGCAGCCCCAGGGTCATGTAGATAAATGCGATCATTGTTTAGCCTCCCGGTATCTTTATTTTATGAGTCCGCTTCAGTCAGATATTCTTGGTCTGTTTTGTACATTAAGTCCCGAATTATTTGCTGGTGCCTCTCAATTTCTGCATTTATAGACTCTATTCGCAGCTTATTAGCTTTCTGAATATCCCAAAATCCCCAGCTCTGCACGGCAACACCGAACTGATCTATGTTCTTGTCATACATAGTGCCCAGTAGGTCTTTGGCTTTTTCGGAATCGCAAATCTTTATATTGATGGTTATTTCTCTATCTTCAGCGGTCACCGCTTCAAGGTATTCCTGCGCGTAATTACTCATAACAAACAGCTCCATCGGATTGATTATTCGCTTCGCTCACCGCACCCGCTGATCATGGTTGTTGTACCTTAATGAGCCTATTTAATTTCAATGTAGTCCTCTTTACGTTATGACTAAAAAATGATTCTCCAGAAAACTGCTCTGTTACCCTTTCTGTAACGGCGTATAAGGCACCTAGCAAAATAACTTCACCAGAGAAGCTCAATTTTAAAATTTCCTTCTCTTCTTCTGTGGCTTCATCATCAAAAATAACTAGCACTGTCTCTTGCATAACCCTCTCCTCTGATAATTAGCATTTGTGCCTATATCCTTGCGATTGCTTAGGACTATATTAAAGCCTACTTTTGGGAAGGTTACAAGCCGTTTATTCCGAAATAACTCCCGGATCATGAATGCTGTTTACGACTATCGCCCCATAGTGTGACCATCGCTTCTCAGGCCATATGCTCCACACAGCGCAATCTTGCTTATGAACCGCATCAAGTGCCGCCTTCAGTAGGTTATCAACGTCTGGCACCTGCTGGTGTGGCTGCATGTCCATCTCTGCGCGCTTCTTCTGGCTCCAGCTCTTCGGCATGGGGATGAAGAAGGTGATCTTCTGGCCGCTCTGTTCTATCGACAGGCCCTTGGCTCTACACTCATCAGCAAAAGCCCGGTACCGCATAACACAGGGGCGCTGCTTCCACTTATCAGATCGAGTCTGGCGCGGCTTGGTGCATGGGTTTATGTCGTAATGCATTCGATCATCTCCTTGTGCTCATGATCGCTTCCATCACCCTGGGAGGAGGAACGAGCAGACCCATATCCTCCATCCTCTTAACCATGCAGAGAAATAAAACACGCTGATCCCCAAACTGCTTTGTGAATCGCTTGCGGAAGTGGGTCACGTTTAGCGGATTATTGCTTCCCGGGTCATGAAACTCTGACTCTATCGGCAGCAAGAACCACTCGCCAATGTGGACTTTATCCTGCACATATGAACCACCTACAACATGATGCATCTGCCAGGGGCCGCCATGAGCTTCAGGGATAGCGCCTTGAGCCTCAACATACTGCGCAATGGATTCGCGGAACTTTAAGTGCTCAGTTTTGACTTTGTTCTTTTTGCTTATCATGGCCGCTACTCTCCATTGCTTACTTACCCA